GCAATTGAGTTTGGATTTGCTGATGACATCTTGAAAGATGAAAAAAAGCAAACCGATGTGAAAGCATACGCATTCTCAACCAAACAAGTAGCAACTGCACTACTTAATAAAATGGCAGTTAAAGAAAACATTAGTCATGGACGCAAGGCATCAGAATTGCTTGAACGTCTAAATTTAATTAAATAAGGAGGAACAATTAAATGACTATTCAAGATCTTATTGAAAAACGCAAAAAACTATGGGAAGGTGCGAAAGCATTTGTGGAAAGCAAACGTGATAAAGACGGATTACTAACGGATGAAGACATCAAAACCTATAATGAGATGGAAGCAAAAATCAAAGCATTAGGTGATGAAATTGATCGAATGAAGGATCAAGAGTTACTTGAAAATGAACTTAAGAAAGCAACAAGTGTACCACTTACTCAAAAACCTGGAATGAATGAAGAAATAAAAACCGGTCGAGCAAGTGATACATATAAAAAAGCAATGTTAAATGCACTTCGTTCAAACTTCAGACAAGTTAGCAATATCTTACAAGAAGGCAATGACTCAAGTGGCGGTTACCTAGTTCCTGATGAATATGATGCAAGATTAATTCAAGGTTTAACTGATGAGAACATTCTTAGAAAACTTGGAACAGTAATCAAAACGAGCGGTCAACACAAGATTAATATTGCAGGAACAAAACCTGCTGCTGCATGGATTGATGAAGGTGAACCATTATCTTTTGGAGATGCAACCTTTAATCAAATCAACCTTGATGCCCATAAACTTCATGTTGCAGTAAAAGTTACTGAGGAACTCTTATATGATAATGCTTTTGGACTAGAAAATTACTTAATCGACCAATTTGCAAAAGCCCTAGCTAATGCTGAGGAGGATGCATTCTTAAATGGTAACGGTGAAGGAAAACCTCTCGGTATTTTTACAACAACTGGTGGTGGGGAAGTTGCCGTTACTACTGCAAGCTCAACTGCGATCACTTATGATGAAATCGTCAATCTTGTGTATTCGCTAAAACGTCCATACAGAAAGAATGCAAAGTTCATCTTAAACGACCAAACAATCGCAACTTTACGAAAACTAAAAGATGGAAACGGCCAATACATTTGGCAACCTGCACTTCAAGCCGGTGAACCTGATCGTTTACTTGGTTATGAAGTATTAACTTCTGCTTATGTTCCAACGATTGCAGCCGGTGCTCCAGTTATTGCCTTTGGAGATTTCTCCTACTATAACATTGGTGACCGTGGTGTTCGTTCATTTGCCGAGTTAAAAGAACTATTTGCTGGTAACGGTATGATTGGTTTTGTTGCTAAAGAAAGAGTCGACGGAAAACTTGTGCTTTCAGAAGCGGTTAAAATCTTAAAAATCAAAGCGTAAAGGGGGTAACTTAAATGAGTTACAACGTTAAAAATTATACCGAGCAAGGTGGAGAAAGAACATTCATTAATGGTGAGATTGTGGTTAACGGCAAACTTACTGTTAATGAGGGTGCAGAAGTAATAGGTGTAGAGACAACTCCCTACACCTTAACTCCTGCAACTTCAACCTCAATTGGTGGAGTTAAAGAAGCTACAAATATTAAAGAATCATCTGCATCAACCGTATCTTCATTAAAAGATGACTTTAATGATTTAATTATAAAATTAAAAGATGCTGGTGTAATCGCTAAAGATGTATTTACTCTTTCTGCTAGTTTCATTACCACTTTGGTTGGAGATGAATTAGCAGAAAACCACAGCAAGATTGAAAGTATTATACTTGAAGAAAATACCATAACTATAAAAGTACCGGTTGATGAATTAGTATCATTCACTTCAGATACTCTTGAACAAGGAACCCATAAATGGATTGGTTTATCAATTGGAACAGGACTACCATCAATCATTGATTGTATTTACAATGGCACTTATCCATTTGCTCAAGTTGATGTTGATGAAGCAACTGTTGTAGGATGCCCTGAAGGATCATTTGTTCTTTGGATCAAGTGTGATGAAGTTGTAAATACACCTAAAGTAATTACACTAGGAAAACCAGGTTATAAAACAGAAACTTTAACTATCGTTATAGAAACAGAATAAAGGAGACAGTGGTGATGGCAACTAATGATCTATTACAAAAAGTAAAACAAAATCTAATCATCGAACATTCGATAGATGATGCCTTAATCCAAAGTTACATCACCGCTGCTGTTTCTTATGCAGAAGGTTATCAACATTTTCCAAATGGCTACTACTCGGAAAACCTTATGCCTCCAACCACTGAGCAAGCAGTTATAATGCTTGCCAGCCATTTTTATGAATCAAGAGATGGTTCAACTGGAGGCTTTTTTGGAGATAACATTCAAGCCGGTGAGCAAGTCTGGAATACGGTCAACATGCTCTTAAGACTTGACAGGGAGTGGAAGGTATGAGTTTTGGAAAGATGAAATCCTTCATTGCCATTTATCTGGTTAAAAAGATAAAAGACCATGATGGTTACATGACTGATACTAAAGAATTAGTTGCATCAATTAGAGGTTACCGTGAAGGTAGACACGGAAATGAAATGTGGGCAAATAGGTCCACTTTTTCTTCTGCTACTGATTTATTCCGGTTTAGAAAAATACCAAATGTGAATTTAACAACAAGCATGACGATTGTTTGTGATGGACTAGAATTTGAAATCTTTTCTATTGAGGATGTAAAGGGCAAAAACATGTACATTGAAGTCCTAGCAAAACGAATTGAAGCAACTGATAGTTAATAAAGGTAGGTAGATACAATGCTGATGGCAGAAGCCTTAATTGAATGTGCAAATGGAGTCAAAGAAATCCTTCAAAGTTCTGGTCTTATTGAAGGCGAAACACTCGAAAGTTTGGATGGAGTAGACACCGTGGTTTTTTGGCATTCGCTTGCAAAAAATGGTGGCGGAAATAAAGATACCTACATTGTCTGGAACGTGTTTCCTAATACACCACTTGTTAGAGCGGATGACTCAAGTAAACGATGGCGGAGTAGTGCATTAATTGAAATCTATACTCGCTTTAGTCTAACCTACCTTTCAATTCAACAACTCTTAAAAAGAATTAATCAAGAAGCAATTAATAGTGGATGGGATGTATCGCTTTTTGAAGTACCAAGTTATGAACCAGAGTTAAAGCGTACAAGATACACCCTCCAAGTATCAAAAATTATTTAGAAAGGAGAATTCCATATGGGATTTAGAAAACTAAGACTATTTGAAATAACAACTGAAGTTGGATCAGATGGCTATCCGGTTTATAGTGCAACCCCAACCAGACTTCAAGGAACAAGTACCGATGAAGACTTTAACAGTGTATCGATTAAGTTAACAAGCGTCAAAAAGTCAAAAACCCTCGTAGCCGATGATATTGAAAAGGTCCATGAAATAGAAGTCGGATACGATATTGAACTTGAGGTGTTAGGTGTTGATCCAGCAGCTACCGAGAGTGTCTTTGGATTTGTTAAGGATACGGCTGGAAATGTTAAGGAAGTAGTAAACGGAACAAAGAAAAAGTTCGGTTTGTTCTTTGAAGGCAAAACTGCTAGCGGCACAGTATTCCAAAAGTACCTTTATAAGGTTTCATTCTCGACTCCAGACATCGAGCAACAAGCCGATTCGGGTGAAAATGTCGTAACTTTAAAGATTACAGGTAAGGGTGAAATCATCACTGATTCTACCGGTACACAAGTCAAAGCTTATACCGTTTATGAAGGTAACTCGGGATTTGTAACAACTGACCCAACCTCGATGCATAAAGGACCGGTGTCTTAATGATTATTAATTATAAAGGACTATATCCTGTTGCTAATAAAATCAGTATCTTTAATCACTACAAAAGGATATCTGGCAGAAGCCTTGAACGTGACATGCAGCTACTTTCAAAAAGAGAAGGTATCCTAAATAAAACGGATGCTTCGATTGATGAGATTAATAAAGCACTTGAAGTCGATCCAATCGAAATCTTACAAAATGTATATTATGCACTTCGTTGTGCTGGAGAAGGTAAAATCCTAACACCTGATGAAGTGACCGATGAACTAGACATTCAAGACTTAACAAATGGATCACTAATTGAAGTGATTAATCAGCTTCTAGAAGTAAAAAAAAATCCAAACAGCTCAAAAGCACCAAAGTAATCGACTCTGATAAAGCCATTGCTTATACTTTTTCAAAGCTACGGATTGACACTTGTTTTTTGGACATTTGGACTTTAGATGATTTATTTGACTATATCGATTTATTTACCAGTTTTGAAAATAAAACGAATATCGAAGAATTCCAAACAGCTGATGAGGTGGCACAGTTTTGAATAAAGTATGTGATGAGTTTGATGCTTTTATTAAAGACACACTTGAACCCATAAAGGATGCCTCTATTAGTTCTGTTAAGGAAGTCGTAGATGAAGAAGCACAAAAACTATATGAAGAAATCAAATCATCTACACCAGTTCGAACAGGAAAACTCGCTCAGTCTTTAACAATTAAGCGAAAAAACAGTAGTGCAAATCGCTATGGTTACATTGTTGATTATGAGGGATATAACGAATTAGGAGTACCTTTTTCAAAGATTGCTAGAACTCTAAATAAAGGAACCAAGTCTATCAGTGCAACTCGCCACATCGATAGAGCAATTAGAAATTTAAAAGGTCTCGATGAAAGGATCTATCAAAGATTTTTAGAAAAGATTAAGAGGAGGTAAGTTTTATGGCAATTGAAGTAACTAGATCACTCAAAGAAATCCGTGAGCAAGTTGTCGCACTTGATAAAGACATTAAAAACTTATCTCGTGAAAATAGAAATCTTGATAAGTCTTTAAAACTAGATCCATCAAGTACGGTTCTACTTGGTGAAAAAACTAAGAACTTAAAAGAGCAACTTGCACTATCGGTAGAGAAGGTTGATGAATTAAGAAAAGCAGAAAAGAAACTTAAGCAAGAAATCGAATCGGGTAAAGCACCAGCTGAAGAATATGAAAAGTTAGCGATAGAAATAGCTAAAGCAGAAGCGCAAACTAAGAGTTTTGCAAAACAACTAGATGATATCAATAAGAAAAAACTGGACAAAATTCAAAATAGTCTAAAGGCTATCTCAAGGGTTGCAACCTATGCGCTTACGACACTTGTTGGATTTGGTATTGCTTATGCCAAAACTGGTGATGAGATTCAAGATGCAAGCCAAAGGTATCGGATATCTGCTGAAGAGTATCAAAAAGGTGCTTTTATCTTTGATCGAGCAACTGGCGATGCTGATGCGTATAAAAAGTCACTTGAAACTGTTACGACTACTCTTGCAAGTTTAGCGAAAGGTTCTAGCAAAGCGGTCGCTAATTTTGCTCAACTTGGGTTATCTTGGGAAGATTTACAGGGAAAATCCCCTGCTGAAGCGCTCGAAATAATTAAGTCAAGGTTATTACTTATTGAGGACGCTTCCGAGCGGGCAGAAAAAGCCACCATCCTTCTTGGCAACACCGGTGTATATTTAGCCCAAGTTGCTGGTCTTTCAAGAGAAGAAATCATAAGTCTTAATGAAGAGTTAGAAAAAAACGGTATTCTATCAAGTGAGGAAGCAAAACAGGCAGCTGAACTTCAAGACCAGTTTGATAACTTTACGATGTCATTAAAGAAAACAACTGCTGAACTTGGGATGGCACTTTTACCTATGCTTGAAACATTGATCCAAATTGCATCGATTGTTACACCAGTTATATCAGGTGTTGCAAGTGTGTTTAGAAGCATGAGTGAACCAATGCAAAGTATTGTTGCCTTTATTCTGATAGGACTAATTGCCTTGCCAAGAATTATAGCAATTGCAACAGCTGTAAAGACGGCCATCATAGCTATTAGAGCCGCATTAATTGGAACAAATGCAGCAATGCTTGGAACTAATGCCGCCGCATGGTTGCTTGGATCCAACCCAATCGCACTTAAGATATTACTGATTGCAGCAGCAGTAGCCGCTTTGATTCTTCTATTAGTGAAACTTGCAAACTGGCTATCAGAAATATTTGGTGGTAAAAAGTATGAAGCTGATGTTGGACTAAACTTTGGCGACATAGGTGATATGAACGTTGGTGGAAAATTAGTAAGTGGTACAAATGAAGTTTACAATGTAGAGAACTCCAATGTCCAAAATGCAGGTTCAAATGTCACCAATTACTATGACTATAGCACAATGAATAATACAATAACGAAAGATGCCGATATTGATGATATTGCTGAACAATTATCGACTAAGATTAAAGTCGGAGGTGCTAGATAATGGTTCGTAAATTTGAACTTCAAGCATACGACGATAAAATGAATTTATTAAGTAGGTACCTTCTGGATTTAACGACAAAACCACAAGGCTTAGGTTTTAAACAGAAAGTTGAAGTTATATCAACTAAAGTTATAGATTACATCACAGAAAGGGCACTTGAGAAATCTGATATTAAGTTAGAGGTTCACTTTCCAAATCCCCATAGTTATCATAAAATTGAACTTTTCCGTAATTGGTATGCTAAGTACATTAAGCATAAAACTGTCCTTTATTATGAAACTGATGCATGTGTAAAATGGATTGATGTCTACATCAAAGAGTTCAAAGTAACGGAAGTTGAAACTGGATTTAATAGTGTTGATTTAACCCTTCAACCACTTACTCCATTTTATGATTTAAAGGAAAGAGTATTAGTTGTTGCCATCGATGAAATCGGAAAGAAGTATCCATACACTTATCCTTTTACCTATACTGGTGGTGTGATAGAAAACTCACTTCTAAATAACACCTATTTTGATGATATTCCTATTCGAGTTAGAATCTATGGTTTTGTTGCAAATCCGCAAATATCCTTAAGGGATGAGAATGGTGAGATTTACTCAACTGTTCGCTTTCTTAATTTAACTCTTCAACAAGGTCAGATTTTAGAAATTGATGCTATAAACTCTAGGATCTTTTTCTATAGGTCAGAAAACGATACCGAGCCAGAAGACTATTATAACTTTGTTGATAAAACTCTTGACACTTTTCTTTATGCTAAACCTGGTGAAAATACCATTATTGCTAATCTAGATCAAAATCATCCTGAATCAAAACTACAAATTAGTTATGTTCAGTATCTTGTTTAGGTGGTGGTTGAGTTGTACTATGTTTTATATAATAAAGATTTTGAAGCAATCGGAAAAAGAAAAACATATCAGGTGAGCAGTTGGAGTTATAAAAGAAAAGCTTTCGAGTTTTCTGAACTAGATATTGAAGGATCACCAATTGAAACGCTTGTTGGTGCTTGCTATGTTGGACTTCATGAGGATAGAGGTACGGTAAAAGCTATCATGTATTCTGGAGTTCCTAAAACAGAAAAAGGCAAAACAGTGATAAATGCAGTTGATGTAAGACAACTCTTAAATTGTGATGCAGTAATTGATTTAACTACAGTAGACAGTGTTTCCAACTTATACACATACCTTTTATCAAGAATAGTAGAAGAGTACAGTAATTTAGGCGCAAACATCGCAATTGATACAAGTGAACTTGAAATTAATCCAATCAACTTTAACGAAGATGCAATTGAACGAACTCGTGCTAAAGGTAATGTTTGGAAAACTATCCAAGCTGTTAATGCTATTTATGATTGCTACATCGATGTAATTGTCAACTTGAACGGAAAAACCATCACTTTTAAAGTGATTAGAATTAAAAACGAAATTAAGATAAAACTATCTGATTTTGATTTACCAAAGATTAAGAATGATTTTACTTCAGTTAATCGTGTCATCTGCTTAGATCAAGCATATGTTGATGGAACATCAAACGAAAACAAAGTAACTTACTATCTATTAAGTGATGACACGGTTGTTTCAGAATCTGAAGTTTTATCAGTGATGGATAAAGTTATCTATCCGCCACGAATGAAAGTATTTGTTGATGAAGATATAAATAAAGCAAAAGCTCAAGGGATTCAAGAGCTATATAAAAACCGCTTTAAAGCAAATGTTGAATTAAGCAAAAGTTCTAAGATGGGATACCTATTAGATAGAATAGAGGACTTAAGTTGGAAAGCTCATATTTATGGGTTTAATTCAAGTGATAATTTAACATATAAGACACTACCTGTTATGGAGATAAGCGAGGATGAAAAAGGAATGCGAAAAGTAAAATTCGGAAGATTGGAGGAATATTGGTGGCTGTAAACTTAATAAGAAAAAATAACGGTGCAGGAATTACTGCTTTCCAAGACTCGGTACTTTTTCATCTTTCCAAAGGTGTAAATGGAGTAATAAAAGATGTCCATAATGAGTTTAGTACAACCTATAACAACACAACAAAAAAGCTTATTGTTTCAAGCGGGATGGGAATAGCCTACGGACGTCAGTTTGAGATAAAGCCTGGTGAGAATGTTGAGTTTGATCTAACTTCACTAGGAACAGCAACAAAATACATCTCTATTTATGCTGAGATAGATTTACGTGATCCAACTGATGAAGTAGTATCATTTAAAGCAACCTATTCTGATAGTGCCTATCCCCAAATAACTGAAGGTGATAATTTAATAAGCACACCAAACGGTCTTTATCGTATGCTTTTATTTCATGTATTAAAAAATAGCTCAAATGCAACCATTACTCCAAGATATAACCTTTTGTTAAGCGATACAATTGATCATGCTAGACTTGCTGAAGAAGCTGAACATGCCTTAGATGCATCAACCATAAATGGTGTATTTATTCAAAAGAATGGAACAACAAATAAAATTGAAGTGGTTGATGGAACAAAGACTGACATTGTTGAAAGAAAAAGACTCCTATTCTCAGCGGATACTCATGCAAACGCCAAGCGAAGTAAAAATCAAACAATTACTCTTTCAGAAGCAATTGCAGAAGGGGATATTTTAGAAGTTCACTATCGCTCACGTTACGACTATGCATACACCGAGTTTCAAATCGAAAGAAAGAAAGTTGATGAGTATTGGGATTTTGAAAATGTAAACACCGTTTTCAATGATGGTGCTCTTGGTATTAGCTTTCAATACCATAGGCACAGATTCGCTTATAGCTCAACCATTTTAACTCTAAGCATCAGTTACTTCATTCCTATCAACTTCAGTTATTTTAGTAGTGAAAATGTAAACAAGTTAAGCGGAGTACTTGAAGCAACTGACATTGACATTTATGTGTATCGGATTTACAAGATTATAGGAGGCAACTAGATTCTATGAGTTTAACACTACTAGAAAAACAAGGAACGATTCAATATCCACGAAGCGGAGCACTTTTAAACTTCCATGCTTTAGGTAGACAAAATGGTAGACTTTATGGATGTCAATTAGTTCAATCCACATCAGAATTAATCGTT